ACAGATTACGGTGCGATTTAAGCGCACAGTGCGGTAGCCAAGTTGATGAAGAGATTAAAACGAGCGGTGACAGCGTGAACTGTATGCCCGTAAGATCCGGTAATCCCTGTTACGGAGCCGGAGAAATGGACTGCATACGTTCGGAAGCGACTACTCAGGACAATCTTAGAATTGACTTAGAACCAGAACGGCCCATTCTGGTAGATGAGGGACTGGCAACCCTCAGTTCGGATATCTTCAGCACGGTTACTTTATGTAACGACCAGGAAGAGTCCTTCGGTTTAATATCTGGTTCTATTGAACCAATCGAACTAAGCTCCCAAAGGATCCGCGGTTACTCTATTCCTCCTGATGTTAGGAGAAGGAGGAGACAGCGCGTTGAGTCTATGGTAGAGCGAGAACAAGACACATTCCTCGAAAATATGCTTAGGCAGAACTTTTACCTTAGTTCACCCTTTACAGCATTGCGCGAGTGCGAAGAGTTCCTCCCTGAGGAACCAAGGATGAATGTTGTCTCATGTTCCAAGATTAATCGAGTCTGCAGAACTATCCATTGGATGTCCGATTCACACGCAGACCCTGAAGCCGATGTTAGCTTCGTTGGCCAGTGTTATGAAGATGCTGATAACGCAGATACTGAGAGACCTAATTCCCAGGCTCGTATTATTAAGAAGTGCTGTACTCGTAAGATAATGAGCTGGGAACGTGATCGTCAGTTGAAGTTCGTGTTAGATCATATTGATGTCAAACGAGCGAATTTTATTGACTTGAACAGATTTTTGTCACTTCCCGTTATGATTCAGTTTGAGCGAGCTGGTGTGATTTATTGCTATGAGGAAGCTTGCTCTCTGATCGGTATCTTGTACGCATTCGGTGTTATTGTTGCAAATGATTTGAAACCTTTAGAGCGTGGTGGATTTTATGACACAGAAGAGCTTATACTTAATTTGGACATCTATCAAAGGTTGATGTTGTATAAAGGTCCTTATCTCGCTAGTCTTAAGAAGTTAGTGGGCGGGTTCCCGCGTCGATATCATACTGGAGAGGTTTCCTTTTCGTGTAATTTGACTAATGAATCTTTGATGTCATTTGGTGTGTTGGAGTATGATTCATTGTATGATGAAGGTGATTGTCTTCTTGGTACTCCTCTATCAGAGCTACCGCTCTTTCTGATATTTAATGGACACTTATACCTTAACCCACATCCAGGTGCTACTAGATCCTTTGAGAGTGAAATCGTAGATGGACAGGTTTATAAAGTAGGCGGCGGTGTTGAATTGCTTCATGCGAAGATTGAAGGTGGTTTGATTACGGTTTGTGGTACCAACGTCTTTGTTGACGGTCGTATGTACAAACAATATGATGATTATGTCACCCTTCGTAAGACGTGGTTCCAGTGGTTTGTTTGCTTGTTCACCAGTACTTACCCTCCTCTTCTTCTGTCAGGTGGTTTTATAATGCCTGCTTACAATACTTTTGTTCGAATTGTAATGGCCATATTGTGGTTGATGCATTTTATTGGAACTGCTTTTGTAGCGAGATGTTTTATTGCCTATCTAGCTAATTGGTCTATGCATTTTTACAAGGGATTTGTTATGGCACAGCTTGAACAATTGCTTATTAGGCGAAGAGTGAAGTTTGTTGATCCAACTGAAGATGGTCCCTGTTATCTTCCATGGGTTCGATCAGGTTTCTGTGTTGAATTTAAGGATATGACCAATCTAGACGTAATATTGACTGTCAGTGACTATATCGACAAGCTCGCACTAGTCCTTTATCTCTGGGTTTACGCTAGCAACCTTATTATCAGTCCATTTTATGCTTATTTGCGATATTGCTATTTTTGCAAGGTTCTCAAACGTAAGGGACTTTATATTCGACAGCTAGAGATTATGAGATCTATGACATTCCGTGCCCAAGTCCTTGAGGTCATTAGTATCATCGGTCAGTATGGCGCAAATCTCACACTCTATTCCTACTTGACTAAGTGGGCCACTGATATAAGTATAAGCTGGTGCGATGCTTTTGCCGATACTGCTTTTAACTTTCGCACAGTCTATAACATGTTTCAGAGGAATCCTGAGGTTCTGCGTCAATTGGGAGGTGCCACCTATAGTACAGATGTTTCTTCCTACTTCGGTGCAAAGTACTGTGATACTTGTGGATATAAGGGAGACACCGATCGATGCACTAAGTGTAATTTGGGTGAATGTGCTCGCTGTCGCAGGGAACATGTGTGTACGGAAAAGGTTGCCTTGGCTAACCTCGACTTTGCGTTTCAAGTGGTTCCCTACCGCGTCACTCACGCCCATTTATCATCTATGTCTAGTCAGATGGATGACGAGGTATTATCCAATGCTACGATAAAAGTCCGAACCTTCTGGATGCCTACTGACGGATATTGTGCTTACAATTTGATGTTGTGCTACCTTGCTTTTGAGGACATAGGCAATACTGATATTGTGAGTATGCGTGTCGACGTTAGGAGATATGTTCGTCGATTGTGTGGCACATTAAGACATAAGTTGGTTGCCCCTATAGGACATAAGAAATCAGATTTTCAGGATGATGCTTGCTTCATGGACTTTGACTCCTATACTATTGCTTTGAGTGCGATCCTTAAGACCTTAAATTTAGCTGATAAGCCACTCCTCAATGGAGATGAAGTTCTTGACCTGTTTAAGAGTCATAAGATTAAAGCCTTCAATGATGGTCAGGCTGGTGCGGTTATATCTAGGAATTCTTATCAGAATCATTTCGGATTCAAGACTCACTGGTCTCCACATGATGTGTCTGCGCCAGTCTTGATGTGTTCCTTTGACTGCTTCTCCGACAATCTTGCCGTTTATAATTCATATTGTAAATCACCTTTTAATTGGCAAGGCTTAACTGTTGCTAGTACTGCTTCTGGTATACGTAAGGATAAGTTTTTGCAAGGTTACTTGCAATATATTGTCGATCTCAGATTCTTTAACGGTGTAGGTCGTGACCCTCTGGTTAGTGTTGACGAATTGGAAAACTATCTTAGATCAATTGGAGCTAGCTACAACTTATTTGTGGAAGACGATGATGGTATCGTTAGATATGGGAATGATGGAGGATCTAATGCTGATGTGCATATAAGGCTAGATACTTTCGCTAAGCATTTCAGCAAGTCCAAGTATTATGAGGCTAAAGAATTATCTACTGCGAGCACTAAGTCTAAGACCCCTTTGTTGAGTAAGACTGTCAGCGCTACTCCCACTTCCGAGAATCCTCTTGTTAAGGGTGAGCCTCGTCGTGTTGTAGAGTTGATAGACAAGCTTGGCAAGGCCTATGACATTCCCTTCACTGGAGCACGCTATACTGACGGATATTGGCTTTCATATCATTGGACTACGCACCTCGCTGCTACAGCCTTAACAGATTGCGAGGGAAAGCTGTTTGCGACTCGTGAAGAGATCAACCTGGTGTACTATGACTTTGATGGTTCTAATATAGATAAGCGATCTTTTCCTCGAGATCATACAAGTTATGCCAATGATATAATCCACGGAGGTAAGCATTATCGTGCAGTTGAGTTCACTAAGTTTTCATACTTTGTGGTCGTCGTTCGTAAAGAGGTTAAGCCAGAGGAGTTTGTTATGACTAAGGGAATGTGGAAATATACTATGCGAAAATCCTTTGCACGATCTGATAGACATCTCACCATTTTACAAGAGTGGTTTGAATCTGGTGACTGTTCCGTATTAGCGAATGACAACTTGCCCAGTGCTGTCTTAAAGTGTTCACAATATATACGTGCTGTAAGTAGGATAGAAGCCGATAAACAGTGGATATCTGACGCACTTTGCATGTGCTTGTATGAGAAGAGGGAGCTCGCAAAAGGCCAAAAACGTGCTAGCGGTGATTTTGCAGGAGCGGCAGTTGACAAGATGATAGATGATTTTGAAGGATACGTGCGCGACAAAGTCGATGATCTAATTTGTAAAGTTAGTCGATTCCATAATTGGACAGTCTTCTTTGTTGTCCTCGTATTTGCTTGTCTTGTCGACCTTTATCTAGTTAAGTATGCTCTAGGAGTTCTCTTTAACTGTATTGCTTGCATTATGTTTGATTATTGTGTGTTTGATGCTAATCGGTTATTTGAGGCTGCTCTCTTGGTTGTAGGCTTTGTGACTCAGGTCATGTTCGGTATATGTCTTATATTGTGTAGTTTCCGCCAGGCACATGCAAGTCAAGATGTCAGTGTTGCTCCATCCTATTATGGTCGTATCGTGACAGATTTTGAGAAACGTATGGAACGTAGCGATGCCGAGACCGGTGTCTTCAGGACTGTTATGGACATTAATACTAGCACTAATAAGAAGTTGGAGATTGTCAAAGATTTCAAAGGTTATTCATCGTCATTGTTGGGCCTTGAGTTTAAGGATCTTGATGAAAGTACCACATTTCTTGATGTCATGTATAGATTTTGGAATGCTCCGTATAATGCTCGACGCATTGCTAGTGATTATGCTAAGATCCCAGTCTACTTTCAGAAGTTACTTCCTGCTCTGGCTCCTAAAGATATGCTCGGTTTAATTTGGGGTTTGATAAAACGACAGACGAATGACGCATTTCGTGCTAACCCAAAGAATAATAATATGATAGTTGTCATGAAGTATCATGATGTTATCATACAAGAGACTAAGGAAGTGTATTATAAGGATAATAGTCTTCTTGTTGGTATTGACGAGTATATAAATAAGGAAGTTCTATCACGTAAGCGGCACGAGTATTGGGATGACTATAATCGTTTTAAGGCTAAGCCCCATTCTGGAAGTACGTACACTATGTTTGCCAAACCAGATGAGAAGCAGCCAAAATCTACAGGAGACCCTATGAACGGTGGTAAGGCCAGTGTTAAGAGCCGTGTTATTTTTAATCCGCCTCTCAAAGCTCCTACTGGACATGTCATGTTTAATCTTCTGCGATTGATTAAAAAGACTCCCACATTCGGTTTGTCCTATTGTTGTGGAATGACCCCTGAAGAGTTGAAATCTAATCTCCATCGTGCATTTCTCCATATGAAGAACCCAGTTGTTTTTACAGCTGATGGCGAGAGATGGGATTCTACACAGACTGTTCACGCCCTGCAACTAGATGTGCTCGTGTTAAGAGGGTTAGTTTGCTGGATGTGTATGCTTTTGGGCTATACACTTAGTGAAGCCTACCTTTTGGAGGAGAATTTAGTGGCTCAGTATGTTAAGGTGCGGATAGTGAAGAGAGATCCTGCTATGCCTCGCCGTTCTAGGTTTTTGATTGTATGTACCTTCTTTATGAGAGGTACCGTCTTTTCTGGCCATTCCGCAAAGACTACTTACGGTAATACTAAGAGGGGTATAGCTTTCTTCAAGACTATTTGCCATCGTATTGGAGGTGTATGGAATATCGATTTTTGTCATAGACAGTGTGGAGACGACGCTCTTTTGATTATCGAGGATTATCTCCTCGATAGATTTTTGAAAGAGTTTAATCGTCTCAACTCCGAAGATGACAATTTTGGTTATCATTTCACAGGTTGTCAAGTTAGTCATGAGAAAGAAGGAGAGTTTCTTAGCTTGAATGTGAAGTTTAGCGGATATGAAATTAGTATCACTAGGAAACTTATGCGTTTTGTCACAACTGGCCTTTATACTGATAAGGTCGCTCAGAACCTCATGCCAGAGTTTAGCTTAGCTATAACTCAAGGGCTTGAGGCACATCGTAAAAATCCCGGCACGGTTGCCTTCCTTAATTGGAGGAAGAAGACTGATGCTGAAAAAGTTCGAAAATCTATTAAACGTTCGCTTGCTGAACAGTGGAATAATATTACTTGGCAAGATGGTGTCCAAGGCAAATATGACATAGAGAATAGAGATTGCAAGGGCTGGCGCATTCTCGATTCCTGCCTTGGTGATCCGACTAACCTACTTATTGATTGGCATAGGTATGGTGATGAGTCGGTTTATGGAGATCGTTATCGTGAAGATTACATCTCCGACGAGGCTTATAATAAGATGTCACCATCAGTCTAAAAGTTTGTATATTCCGCTTGTATATTATAATTTAATTAGTTAATTAGTTTTAATTATAAATTATTTATATTATTATAAAACCTATGTTAGGTGCAATACAAGTAGCCAACACTTGTAGTAGCACGATAATATAAGTTGGGCCACGGACAATGTGTCCGACTAACCGATGTAGTTTATTGAAAATACCTGGCTCTCACCCAGGAGAAGGAGGTCAATCCTCCCATCGGC